AGACTTCTTTAGTTGCGGTTACAGCTTTCTCTACGGCTGTATGATTGATGATTGGATGTTGCAAAGTTATTTCTCTCACTCCCTGTTTAAACGCATCTTGCGTTTGTAATTCTAGTTTTATTTTTTCTAAGTGGTCAGCACTACATGCACCATACCATCTCGAACCGTGGTGGAACAACAGACCCTTCACTGGCTGTAGGCAATACGAACACAGCGAGGGTCTATCATTTAAGAATGGCAAACTAGAATGGGATATCGTCATTCAGTTCTTCTAATTCTGGTTCATCCTTACTGGCTTTCTTGGTAAAGTTATTTTGTGCTTTTATTTTTTCTTTCTGCGTTGGCTTGGCTTTTTCGACAGGTTGAAAGGTGTTGCCAAAGTCATCCTTGACTTGAAGATAACCACGTTCACCCACTACCAACTCAGCACTCACGCTCTTGCCAAGCAACTGCTTTTCAGGATTGGTTAATGCGCCAACTATCCCCGCCGAATTCGCGATTTTACGCAGAGTTTCTATGCCAATACTCACCGCTTTATCACTGGTATCATGTGCCATAGTGCAAGCATACCCAATATTCATGGTAGTGCCTTCGACTTCAAAAGTGAGCTTGACTGCTTCCCACCCATTTGACCCTGTGATAATTTCATCGGAAACAAAAGCCATGTTGTGTCTGCCTGGCTCTATCTTCCTACTGCCACTTTCTATCTCGGCATCAAAATCATGCCCATACTTAGTTAAATCGGTCATTTTATTCTCCTTTATTTCCCGATAATTGCTGATCTAATTTCTTGCCAATCAAATGGCATTTCTGCTGGTAGTGCATACCTGTTTTTCGCTAGAAAAGCGGGCTTGGCTTCGGTGTATAACATTCTTTCACCCTGAATTGCTTTGGATGTAGTTTGTCCACCTTTGCCTTTAACCTTGACACTGCCAAATTTATAGTTGGCAAAGAAGCAACAATCGCTGTGTTCAAGAATTAAATCACTGGCTTTTCTATGTAGTTTTAATTCATAGCGATCATAGGCTTCAATCTCTGGTGACTCAAAACGTTTAATTTGACTATGTGCAATTTGAATAATCGTCATCTTTTTTTCATCTCGTAGTAGATTTAAGATATCAATATATTCACGCCATAACTTTAAGGCTTCTACATAACCACGCCCATAACCAAATTCTTCGATTGATTTTTTGCCATGTATAGTACAAACCTTTTCCCATAAAAGCGGTTCGGCCCAATCAAGACTATCAATACACACTGTAGAAAATTCGTGATCTTCATTTAACAGTGAATTTAGATTACTAATGAACTCATCATAATCTTTAGCTACTGGAAAATGATCGCACTGCACTTTACCCATTCCATCCTCAGTCAGAACAAATATGGGTTTGTTCATGCTTGCCGCGAATGATGTTTTACCAATACCCGCACCCCCATACAGCACCAACTTCGGTGGCTTTAGTTTAGTCTTACTTCTTATTGCTGATAGACTCAATTTTACTCTCCTCTTTAGTTATAAAACCTTTAAGCTGATGTGCATAAGCTGCTGATAAAATACTGAGCTTCTCTACCTCAAACTGCGCATTAGCCTCAAACTCTCTCTTATTGTTATTAACCATAACTAGCTTGTTATAAACTAGCTTCCCTTCTTCACTGAGATCGCTCACATTATGCTCAACCCCATCTTCAAAGCTAAACGTAGCTTTTTCTTCTTCACTCATTATTATTACCTCTATTGATTGTATGAATTACAAATGTCTTTTGCTCGGCAAAAACGACATTGATCTCTCCCAGCATTAAATACTGGCTCTTCTTCCAAGCAAGCATCTATTGCTGGCTTTAGAATATTGAAACCCCATTCCACTAAATTTTCTGCTGAGATATCCCAACTTCTAATTTTGCCATCTCTGTGAAATGAAGTAGGTTGCACGATGGTTAGCTCTACTGTGGTATTCTCATTACCATACCGACTCAATGCACCAAGCGCATAAATCATCAACTGTTCATTATGCTCAACGTCTACTGGAAACTTACCTGATTTTAAATCAATAACGGCAATGCGATTAGCTTCTTTACCCAAGATTAAGGCATCTACTGTACCCCAACACTCTTGGCTGATTTCATCGATGCGTGTTCTTTCTTCTATTAATAATTTACCGCTTAAATCTTCTTGTCTGGTTTGCACATACTCGACATACTGTTCAGCGCAACTTACCATTTCTTTAGTGACCTCTATATTAAAACCATCTATTTCTTCTTCTCTGCCTAACCAGTAATCACTAAGCGATACATTCTCTAATCTATCTTTCAATAGCATCTCTACCATGTGATGCACTAATGTTCCTTTTGCGGCTGGCATAGTGGTATCCATCACAAAAGGTATACTCTCGGCTAGTTGTATTGAACCAGGACAAGCCATCCAACGCTTTGCTGCTGATGGTGAAAATCTACTGTGGGCCATGAATTTGATCCTTCGTAATTTTAGCCCAAAGTTCAGGCGATATAGTGATAGTGCAATTAAAATCTTGATCTGGAAAATGCCAATCAGCATGCGGTATAACCACATGCCAGTCAGCGCGATCAGCCCGATACCAAAGACAAGGTATTAAATCTACCTTGATTGCTTGCTCGCACGTTTGCTTCCACCACTGCTTGATGTCACCTTGTGTTAAAGACTTGCGCCTTTTCACCTCAATGGCATACGGTTCACCACCTAACAAATCATGCCCGCCACCATATGTCTGACTATAGTTGACCTCTAACTGAATATCAGTCAAGGACTTAATAACCTCGATGGCTTCGCGCTCACCTCTTCTACCCTTGTTTCTGGCGTTCATTTGGTTTTATTAGCGTTGGATGAACTGCTTTCAAGTTCTTCTATTTCATTAACTTTGTATAGCACCGCAGCACCTATTTTATAAAAGTTTGGGCCAATGCCTTGCACTCGCCAATTCTCTAAAGTTCTCGGTGACTTCTTCCACCTAGCGGCTAATTCCACTGTGGTCATAAAGTTAGAATAATCTTTTTCTTCTCTCATGCTCCCTTCCCATTTATACACGACTGTTGTATTATACTCACATTAAACACATAAATGGAAGAGAGAATGAAAAAAAAATTAGCTACTGATGTGCAGATGGCGGGTCAACATTATCAATCTCAAGCAATTCAACCGATACAATATATAACTGCAAACAATCTCTCGTTCTGTTTGGGTAATGTGGTCAAGTATGTTACCAGAAATAAAACTAACAAAGTAGAAGATTTATTAAAAGCTAAACACTATATTGACTTAGAATTAGAATTAATCCATAAGTGCGATTCTGATGGTAAGCCAATAAAATGAGGTTTGTAAGTTACTGAATCTAAACGAAAAGTTTTGCGCAAACTTTTTTAGGTCAACCGTAGTATAAGGCACTCAGCCTTAAAATTACTCATTTTGATAAAAACCAAATCGCCTGAAACCCTTATAAACAGTGGGCTGTATCTAATATGTTATAATGTATATACGCAGTTACTTATTAACTGTGGTTCTTTAACAATTCGGAAATCCTTTTAACTAATGTGCGAAAGCGCGGGAGAGAAAAATGAGTAATAAAGGTTTAGAAACATTCTATGAATGGCAAATGAATATTGATGATGAGGATGGATTTGAATGTATCTCTCATTGGGATATCAAAGATACTGAGTCAGTAATAGATGATTTAAAAAGTGGTCGCAGTAATGATGTTGAGATCATAAAAAGACGAGGTAGCAATGATGTAGGTGAGGTATTCAGAGAATATTATCAAATAAATATAAATAGGGCTAATAAAGCTTCTGCGTTCTATGGCATGCCTGATGAAACCAGTGACTTACCTAAGTACATTCAAAAATATGTTAACAAAGTGAAAGACGAACTAACTAATAAAGGAGAGTACTATGATATACGAATGGGAAGTCCTTATAGACGATAATCCATTTCATTACGATATGAAAGAAATTGATAGTGTAGTTTTCCATATCAAAGATGGTCAATATGTTCATGTACTTAAACAGTATATTGATCGAAATCTAGGTAGTGGTGATAGAAAATACTATGATATTTTTCCTAATGATGATTGGGGCAGAGTCGACCAAACTGATGAGCTACCTAAGTACATTCAAAAATATGTTAACAAAGTGAAAAGTAAATTGTAAAACCAGAAAGGGCCGAAAGGCCCTTTTTTTTTAACTTCCTTGTTTGATATTGATAGTAGAACTACTGC